TGCGGGGTGTGTGAATTGTTCAACAACACGAACAATTGGAATTCTGTCGTATCCAGTTCCTTGGTTGATGTTTTGAAGAAGGCGTATTTTGCCAATTTCAACATTGGACCATGTTAGTGCATTCTCAATTGTATTTGACGTGAGGTTACAAGTAGGATCACCAGGAAGATCAAACTGAGCAGCATTCAAAGCAATCGGCCCATAATGCGTTGTGTTGGTTGTCAAAAAGGTGTTGCCAACGTTGATGTTTTCTGTGTAAAGCAAGTTGTTTGATATCGAAAAATTGGCACCGCTGCCAGAAGACACAAACGTAATTTCACCATTTACGTTTCTGGTATTGGCATATGCATGGTTGTTAGCCAAAATTGTAATAGTGTTGTTCACGTTGATAAGACCAAATTCCATATCGATGCTCTTTACATATGCAGTAGCACCGGAATTTGCGCCTGTTATAGTATCGCCAGGAAGAAATGGCCACGACACACCATTGACAATCATTGTTGCATCAACACCAACAGTATTTCCAAACAATTGGTTGATGCCATTTCCTTGAAGTGTTCCGGTTATTGTTTCTCCTCTGTCAAATGTTCCCACAATAGTATTGATTTGCAGCGTGAGGTTGGCATATTCACCCAGAACTTCTGCCGTGACAGATGTGTTGGTATACGTATCAACAGTTGCGTTTACAGTATTTCCGGTTCCATAGATCGCAGTGTTTTCCATGTTGCCAGAAAGCACTTTGATAGCCATTTCACCATAAGTGGCGTTGATTGCGGTAATTGCAAGAATAGCTCCCGTTCCATCAACGGAACCGTTTGCATAATACGTGAACACGTCATCACCAGTAGTAAATGTGCCTGTAGCAGCACTATAAACAACGTTTGCTTTTTGCTGAAAGAATTGTTCACGGAAGTCAAAGAACTTCGATTTACCAATTTCAGGCGTGACATTTGTCATGCGAACAATGACGTTTGAAACAAACACGTTTGCGTTGGCAGTATAGCCATAACCACCCTCGATCAGAGCAAGGTTTGTGGTGCCACTGCTGTTTGTTACCGCTGCAACGCGCAGAAGCGCTCCCAGACCAGTATTTGTTGATGCGCTAATGCTATCACCAACAGAATAGCCAGTGCCGCCATTGATGATCGTAGCGCTATTCAGAGAACCGATGAGCCGTGGTGCATCTTCCTTTGAAACGACGCCAAGCGAATCAACAACAACTTCGCCAGTTTGCCATTCTCCACGAATAGCTGAGATGTATGCAACATCAACCAAATTTCCGTTGATTGTTCTTCGAACAACAGCTTCGCAGAAAGCAGTTGCACCAGAAGCCAATCCTGTGATCTGTTTGTTGACAAAGGTTTTGTTGTTTGGGTTCAGCGATAATTCGAGGTAGCGAGGAATTTTCCATTCTGATTCAGATGGGCGAAACAAATCAGTTGACGGATAGTACACCGTTGCTGGCACACCATATGCAACTTTAAAAAGTAGATCAACGGCGCGTGGCGTTCCTTTTGATCGATACAGATCAAGGCTGTTCTTGATCATTGTTCGCGTATCGGTAATGGTATTGAACTGAATGTTCTTCAGAAATTGCTCTTTGAAGTAGACAACAAATTCATCTGCTGTCTTGTCAATGTCCATCGTTTCCAGGTGGCGACGAGTGTAATAACCAGGGTTTGAATTGCTGAATACGTTGCCAACAAAGGCGTTGCTGAAAGCAAAATCAGGAAGTTTGCCAGTATCGAGAGTAAGAAACGTATCATTGGAAACAACATTGATTGTGAAAATTTCATAACAATCGCACTCGTCGAGAGTGTAACCATATGTACCGGGGCGTGATATTGCTATGCTGTCGCCATTGGAAAACCAAGTGGTGAAGAGCGTATTTCTACCAACCACATTTGCGTTGCTGTGAGAAACGTTTATGCTTGCTGTTTTTGGATTGAGCACAGCGTTTCTTCGATTGGTTTTTGTTTCCATCCAATCATAATATGCTTTCACGAAATCGATGAAAACTGGTCCCTCTGATTTGTAAAATTCAGGGAACTGATTCTCTATCAATCCAGAGATGTTTTTTGGGTGATCGATTTCTGTATTGACGATAGCCATTATTGACTCAAACCTTCGATGGTAAGTTCTATTTCGTCATCCTCAATAGTAACGATGTTGTTCAATTCTGCAACGATGTCAGGATCACGTGGTTTGCAATAGAAACGAATCGATTGCCCTGTATAAGAATCGACTTTGAGGTTTTGAACATTGATGACGCCAGTATTGTAATCAACGGTTCCGATATCATCGATTTTTTCGTATGCATCGCCGCGAAGTCGAAGAATGCGCAAAGCACCAAAACCATCATCTTCGATAGTCACCAATTCGGATTTGTAATAAAACGTCGAGGACGCGACTGCTCTATCAGTGCGAAATGGATGGAAGTTGTGAGCATGACCCAATTTCTGATACAAAGGAACGCCAAAATCGATAGTGAAATCATAAAGCGTTCCAAGCGGAGGATTGATTTTTTTGTAAATCCAAGTGTCAGTGACAGTGGAAATTATTGCAGGATCGGAGTTAACGATGCTGTTCAACAACGAAGACTCGCGGAAAATCACATCGAAATCGTTGAGGTTGTCTTCGCGATATTGTCTTATCGCATTTTTGACATATGTCTTGATGTTCTCTTCGGTATCGTTTGTCGTGTTGATGTTGTAGCGAATAAGCGATTTCACCTTGATGTAGGTGTAATTCGGCTCGACAAATACAGGAACGATGCCAAATGTCGTTCTGTTTTTCAGAAACTTTTTGTATGCCTGTACCTTTGAGTCGGGAAGCCCATCAACGTTTGCCAAATCTGTTGAAATGTAAACCCTACCATACATTGGAGGATTCAAATCTTCGCCACCATAAGCATGAATGGCACGAATTTCGGGAAAGTGAGAACGCAATATCGATTCATAATCATCGTGAGTAACAGCACGTTCCTGTGTTTGAAAATGTCTGGGTGCGTTGTATTTCATTGATTCCAGCGTTTCTTCGTTTGCACCATCAACAGCGCCTTGAAGGACATCAACAGTAACGGTGCTTGTCAATTCGTCAGATGACGTTGGATCAAAATCAAGTGAAAACCTTCGTGCGCCGTTTGCTTCTGCTCCATTGGTGATGCGATAATTCAGAACAATCGTCGAATCGCCTTTTGGACGACGACCAATATTACCATCACCAAACAGAACATTGTAATAACCAACACCAGTTGGTTCGATGAAAAACACCTTGTCTGTGTTGTTAATGTCAAGAAGAGTGTTTCTGCGCGAATACAAATCACCAACGGTATTTCCATCCTCATAGACAGTTACCGTGAGAGAATCGATATCAACGTTGCGATTTGTTATTTGAAACGTTTGGCCTTCCGTGCCGTTCACGTACGTATATGTGTCGGAAACATAATAGCCTTCGTAAATATCTGTTTCAAATTCATAAGTGTTGTTTGCAGAAGCAACAGTGATGTTTGATGGAATGGAAAAAGTGTACGTGTCATTGCGAATGCTGCTTGAAAGCAAAGAACCTTTAGCTACAAGATATGGAGCATTGGCACCGCTCGCTTCAAAAGATACCTTGATTCGTGCGCGTGCTGATTTTGCCGATGATGGAAGATAATTGAGTTCTTTGCAGCGCGAAAGCACGCTGTTTCTCAAAATGGCGGAATCTAGAAAGCTTTCATTGAGAACCATGTTTTGATAGAACGCTGTTCGATATCCGTTGATTGCCAACAACTCGATCAACATGTTCATGTTGGAATCTTCAAAATCGTAGTCACGAAACAGCGGGTTGTCTCGAAGCGTGTTTTTTAGGCTTGCCTTGATAGACTGAAAATCGAGATCGACCAGATTTATTGAGTTGTTGGATGCCATTTTGCTTCCCTTATTAGCGAATTCGTTTTACGTCGATATCGACTGATAAAATGTCTGGTATATTTACCACACGAAATACGATACGAATGCTCAATGTGTTTTCGTCAACTTCTTCGTTGAACAACTTCAAGTCAAAGTTTTTTGTTGCATCAACAGATGGCAACTTGATATCAACAATCTCAATTCGAGGATCGTATCTGCGAATTCCTTCTTGAATGTCAAGTTTAATGCCTTCTGCCATGTCTGGCGTGACGTTCTCGAAGAGATAGGACGTTATATTGCCGCCTTTCTCAGCATCAAAAAAACATTCGCCGTGGTTGGTCAGTATGTAATTCTTGAATGCTTGCTTTACCGATTCCTCATTCTCAACTTTGTTTAGGCGATACGAAAATTCGTCTCTGCTAAAATCTGTCTTGAAGTCAGTATAAACGACTCTCTTTTTTTGTCTTAGCGTTAGTTTATCAGCACGAGACATTTATTGCTCCTAGTATAGTAAGACGCCATCATAGCCTTCTGACGTTTTTGGATTGCAGTGATCGGGCGGAAATGGGCACGAACCATCGGGCGATGCGCTATCAGGGGCATGCATAATCACAAGCTTTCCTTCAATGTAAACGTCAGTGGCAGAAGCTATCAATCCACCAAGACCATGGCTATTTGGATCGCCATGAACAGCCCACAATTCACCATCAACCCAAACGGAGCTTTGTTCCGTCACTGTTGTAACGGCTCCGCAAATTCTACCCTGACCATTCAGATGAACTTTTGGCATTATCGTCTCCTATTTAGCCGACAAGCGATTGTCCTTTAACGGCTGGTTCCAAATCAGCAACAGTATGGCCAGATTTTCCAGCACCCTTTGGCTGAAAACGAATTCCACCGCCTGCCTGTATATTCAAACCACCCTTGCTGCCAATTGTCATGTCACCGCCAGAACGAAGATTCAATCCACCCTTGGCAGAAATGCTTGCGTGCCCTTCGACACCCATACTGCAATTGCCTTTGACTGCTATTGCAGCATCACCAATCAAATTAACAGCAGTTGCACCAGCAACAGTGATTTGCCCATCACCAGAAATTTGTGCTTCCATACCACCAACTGTTTTCACTGTGATGTGCCCACCAATAGCCAAATCAATGTTTTCAGAAGTAGTAATCGTCATGCCATGCGCTTCAAGTCTGCCTTCGCCAACCATGCGAATGCCATGAGAACCATCCGGGTTCATTACAAAAGAAGAACCGGATGGGTGTTGAAAATAGAAAACTGGATTGTCTGCTTTATTTGAATAAGCCCAAGCCATGCCGCTTTGCGTTATGTTTAATTGAGCATCATGTGGATTTGTCTTATTGGCCAAAATTGGTGTTTTTTCGTTTGGCCCTCTTGCTCCAAGCTCTCTGTATTTGTTGCCGGTTGTGTCTGTCATGATGTTTCTCCTTCATCAAAAGTTTCTTGTAGATTTGCTAGATACTTGATTTTCCATTCACGAAAAACCTCTGTTTCAACACCATTGATGTGACACTGAAAGTCTGGAAACAATTGCTTAAACAGTGTGCAGAGAAAATCATCATCATCGACACCTTGTTGGCGTGCTTGATTTTGTGCAACGCCTGCCAATGCTTTATTCAGCAAATCTAACCCACCAACAGATTCAGCGCCATCAAGCGGTGTTCCTTTTGCTGCATGCTTTTTAAGATTCTCAATCATCTGAAAGGCATTTGGTATCATCTCGCCCTTTTTACCAAGCAATCCTTTGATAAACTTGGATGGGTCTTTGATGTCGCCGCCTTTTGTAGGAAAACCACCAACGCTTTGTGGTATTCCTTGTTTTTTGCCAGCAGATGGTTCTTCTTTAAAATCACGCAATGGATTTTTCATCATCTCGCCAAAGCGCTTAATCAAATCGGATTCGCCGCTTGGCACAACAGATTTGTTTTCGTTTGTTTTGTGTTTGACTTTTTCGGCATTGTCTCTTGTGATATCATTCAAATCTCGAACGTTGCCAACAATTTTTGCAATTGCATCGAAGTAGCTTTTATAGACAACTGATTGTTTATTTGGATTGCCGCTTTCAGCCACCAAGCCAGCAAAAATATCTTGAATAGACGCTGGAACGGAAAAATCGCCGCCGTCTTTAATATCTTTCGTTGCTACTATTGTGTGTGTGCACACGCCTTGTTGTTGCCCCTGCCACGCAACATTTACCATCATTCCAGGCTTCAAGGCGTGTCCTGGTGTTTTTCCTATACCAAAAAATGGCGGGTTATCCAGACTTCCTGCAATAGCAACAGATTGCTCCTTGTAGTTCTTATCACCAAGGTGTTTTGCGGGAATAACATAAACACGACCAGGATTTTCTGTATCAACTCTTACGACAACACATTGTTCGTTGCTAGGACGAATGTCCTTCATATCACTATGTTCTTCGCTCATCCCCAAACTACTCCGTAAATATCTGTTGTTGCGTTATCACCAATTGGTTTACGTGAACTACCTTCTGTAAAGCGAACATTATGAACCAATCGAGCTACATATAAAGTTTTCGTTCTGTTTATTGTTTTGAAGTTGCGCACGATAGGATAGGTGATTGTTATTTTGTCGCCACACGTGACTTTGTGTCCGCCTTGTCCTGGCACACTTACCCAATATTTATCAGTATATGTGAGTGCTGTTACAAAGGCTTCCTGAGAGACATTAAAGCCCCCTGGTCCATGTTTTGTTGTTGCTCTGTCTTGCATCAAACTGTCGATAAAGTTGTATTGCAAACCACCGTTGCGGCCTTTGGCTGCTTCTGCCAACATAGCTCGAATTTTGTCGTTCACTTCTGGACTGTTGGTTTGAAGATTCAACTTCTTTATGATCTTTGAAATGCCGTCACCATTGAGTTTTCCAAGATCATACGTTCCAGTCAAAACGTCAATCCATGCAGATGCTTTATTAAGGTTTCCAATTTCAGATGCTCTAACACCAGAACTCGCTTCACCACTAGGTGACAAAGGTTTGAGTTCCTTGATTTGCATATATCCGGCAGCAGTTCCAAGAAAGTTTCTTGCCCAACTGTTTCCTGCCATAGCATATTCAGTGAAGGAATGTCTTGGTGAAGCGCTTTCCATTACACCCTGTAATGGACCCATCACATATCCATACTTGTTTTTGAAATACACCGGAGCGCACGATGGATATCTATTCCAAACACAGCGAGACAATATGTTGTTGATCGCTGTGAATGGTTTCATGTTGGTTGATTGGTGAGGTATTTCTTTTGAACCGATCATGCCTGACGAATCAAACGTTCGCATTCCACCACCATCGGCTGGTCTGATAATTTTTTCGTGTATGGACTGCGCTGCTTTTATACCTGTTCGTAGATTGTCACTTCGAATAACGTTGTTGTGTCTGTCATTGTAAAACTCTTGTCCAATCAGAGAAAGCTTGTGGCGAAGTCTGCTCTTTTGCTGTCCGCTTGCTATTTGTTCGGAGTCATGAGAAAAGATACGAAACCGTTCTCTATATCTGTGCGAAGCAAAGCTTGGATCGCTGCTAGGACATTCAAACGAGATGAAAACTTCTGCTGTCGGAAATACAAAGGCTTCGTGCGCATGATCATACGTTTCTATAATCATCTGCGCCGTAAAGTATGGCTTGCAGTGATCTTCGAAAATCTGTATTGATTCGACGTGAAAACGAACCCCTTCGATTCCAACGTGTTCAAAGCCGTTGATGTTGGCTTCGTGTAATATAGCGCGACCAGCAGGATGTGTTGTCACTAAGCGTAACCTTTTCTTTCCAATGCGGCTTGAAGTGAAGCCTGCATTTTTGCTTTATCGTTTTCTGCTTTCACGTGATTTTCATACATCAACTCAAATAGCTCATACTCAAACGGATGCATCATGTTGTATTCAGCATACGTCATATGTTTTTGCAATCGCGTACTCAAAAATGCATTCTCATACCAATTACTGAGTGATGTGTATGACATCAAAGTTGAAAAAAATCGAATATCCCAGAAATGGTGATTTCTTCCCCATTCACCTTCTGTTTGTGTTCCAACACAGGAACAGTATTTACAAACTCCGTCATGCTTTCCATCACATATGCTGGCAGAGTTTCGATCCATTTTAGCTTGTCTTCTTCGCTGTAAGAATCAAATTTTGCATCTTCACCATCTACGATAATCGATTCAATAGAACCAACCAAAACTTTATCGATTGCATTATCATCACCAACTTCAAGTATGTGCGAAACAGGAGTGTGTTTCAGCTTAATAGTGATTTCCTTTTCGTTGCTTTTGAGAAGAACAGTAGAGCTTGGCATCTTCTTTGGAACATTCATCTTGATCTTATTCAAGTCTACCTCAAAAGGAATAGCATCTGCACCTTCTGGCGTATACTGCAATTTCACGATGTCTGATACCGAGATACGACGCAAATTCATGAACAGCCATTCCACCTGAAATAGAGGAAGGCTCATTACTTTGACTGATCCTTCAATGCAAGATTCCAGAATTTGAACAATGGCTCGAATGATTGCTGTTGGTTCACCATTTTCTCTGGCTGTCAACAGAACCTTTTCTTCTGCAATTGTCATTGGTCGCATCAAAATCTTTTTGCCAGTGAGGCACAATTCGATTTCATCTTTACTGTATTCAATTGTTGGTAGCATAGTGTTTCACTCCATTATAGTGTCAAAACTCGGGAAATGATGGTGTTGGTACTTGAGTTCGTTCAGAAACTGTTAGATTGTCGTGTCGTTGCCAATCAGTATACTGCATTGTTACTTGAAACTGCACAATGTCGTTCAAAGCTCCCCAAGACATGTTGATTGGCGATACTTCGCTTGGATATGCTTGTCGAAGGCTATATTTTACCGAAACATCACCAGAATCATCAAAGATGTCCATTTTTACGTCTGTTTCGTATTGGTCTTTGTATGATACGAGATACATAAAATCACCAGTTGCTGCGCTTCGAATACCCATGTTCATTTTATCTGGATCGGTGTTGTGTGGAATAATCAGATCGAGCCAGTCATTCCAAAATGACAAGGTTTCCGCATTTCCATCGGCAAGAAGAAGAAATGTCACTGGATTTGTGTTTGGCCCAAATGGTCTCTGTGTTGCTGGTCCATATCCATATCGATGAACATTGCCAAAATTCAATTGATATCCAGGCAGCGTGAAATCCTGAATATAGAATTCCATTTGCCTATCAAAAGAAGAGGATAATCCTGGTGGGGCGGTTATAGATACACGTCCCGATCTGGATTTGAGATATCCATTGTTTCGGTTGTGCTGTGACGTAAATTCTTGGATATTGAATGGCATTTTTCGTCCTGCTAAATAGGAATGGGGTATTCATTTTATTTAGTAGGACAGGAAATGACACAAGGCGTTACACAACAAAATCCATCCGTCAAAGGAACCTTTCGTGGTGGCCGGATTGGTAGTGGTCGAAATCCAAATGATGTCATTCCCGATTTGCAAAAAAACAAAGTTGTTGGCAATTGGATACAACAGACAGGAAAATATACATTCCCATCCGATTTGCCACCAGTGCACATGAACTTTTTTGAAGGTGAGTTTGTCATGGGTTCTGCTGCTTTTAATGCCATCAAAACAACAAAACTGTATCGCCTTCCCGTCCCGCTACAAATGACTAACCCAAGCAGAACTGCTTTCAATGACGGATATTCTTATGTCGAAAACACTCTAGCAGCGGCTTCACAAGCAGCACAATCATCAAAAGTAGGCAGACAAGTCGATAACCTTGTTAGTTCTGCTGCACAAGTTGCAAGAGTTGGTTTGAATGCTGCTGGTATAACGCTCAATAACCTTCGTGGTATTACTCTCGAACAACCAATGTTCAAACAACACTCATTCACGTGGAAACTTTCGCCACGAACACAAGAAGAGAGCAACACCATAACTCGAATTATTCATGCTATGCAAACAGCAATGGCACCAAAAAAATATGTACATGCTGGTCTCATCTTGGCATTTCCAAGCGTATTCATTCCGTACTTCTACCCATCAATAGATTATCTGTACAAGTTCAAACCATGTGTCATGGCTGCTCTTGATGTTGATTATCTTGGTGGAAACGAAGGACCATCATTTTTTGCAGGAACACGCGCGCCCGAATCTATATCAGTCAGCATGAATCTCATCGAACTGGAATACTGGCTTGACACAGATTACAAAGAAGACACAACACCAGATGGTTTGCCTACCAATGATCCGTTTGGCGCTCTTCGTTGG